TGGGAAATGGTAGAAGAAGAACAGCGACTTAAACGCGAGCGTGATCTCATCAATCTCCAGATTCGAGCGCTTCGTGCACGGATGGCTGCGAATCGTAGAGCGACGTCAGAAAGGAAGAAGGCATCAGGTTCAAAATCGTCGCGACGTCCTCACGAGTCTCCTCTCCGTAAATAAGAGCCATTCCAAGTTCCGAACGATCCACGTCGGGGTAGATATCATCAACCATTTCCTTAATGTATTCAAAAAATGAACACTGATAGTCTGTGAGTTCTTTATTCTCACCCCAACGCTGAACATCGAGCCACGTCCGAAAGGCTTCACCACCCACCATCAGATAGTGCCCAAATAGATACCCAGATTCAAATTCTTCCTCCGTTGGACGAGACCAGGACTGTTGCTGTCTGGTTCGTCCAAGGTGATATTTTGTCCATATTTGGCATATGAGTAGTGCCCATAAGCGCTTGAATTCATCATTCATTACTAGAATTATCTTCCAATTGTTTAATACATCTTTCTGCTTGACCTCGTGTGATGATGTTGGCGTTTACCAAACTTTGCCAGGGTTCCTGTAATCTTTCTTGTGATTCGGGTTCGGTAAGTTCTGCGTCCAGTTGCCTCGTGGTGATTCTCAACCCTGGCACTGGTATAGAATTTCTTGAATCTGGTCTCAATGATCGCACTACGATTTGAACATTATTCGCGTGGAGACACATCCTTCTCGCGACTTCTTCTCCGGGCATCACCCATATCTTTTCCATGGTTTGGATTTTTGAATTCTTTTTCTTTTTGAATTTCATAAACAAGTATATAGTACGTTTCCCCTCGTATCTTTCCGAAGGCATAGTCGTGTTTAAAACAAATACATTACTCGTTGTTGATTTGAATTCCACCTGGAATTTTTCAGTCCATCCCGGTTTCGTTACATTTCGCCTATCATATGGTTGTTGTGACGATGCGGGTTCAAATGTGTAATCACGTTTCCTTAGACCGGTATCAATTATATCATTTATCTCTTTTTCTTTGACTTGCGTGTGCTGTTCACCAGTATTCGACTCTTGGAGAATGTATTCTTTTATTTCTTCAGCAATCTCCTTGAGATCTTTTATGAGCTGCTCACGTTCATCCATGTTTATTGATCAACCAACAAACTATGTCTTTAACTAAAAGCGGAGGCACGGCGTTTCCAACTTGTGTCACTTTGTCACTTTGATTTCCATGGAGAATGTAGTCAGATGGAAATCCCTGAATAATTTTTAGTTCATCCGGAGTCATAGATCTAACATAGTATTTATTTCCCACTTTCTGAGGGACCACCATACGGGGTTGGTGACCGTAAGTACAAATTACGGTTTTAGCAGGTGATCTGATGTCAATGATTTCCAGGTGAATGGGTGAATCACGTTTCCCAAAGGAATACAAGCAATCCCATTTTTTATCTTTGTACTCACCTCCGCCTAATTTGGAGATAAGATAAGGATGCGCGTTGACATCTTCATTTATGTTTTCACCTATTAAAACACATTCACTTGGTAACTTGGTGAAATCAAATTCTGGGACCTCGACACACCCATTTGGATCAAACTTTATGATTGATCTAAGGTTTGGAGTTGTTTCTTGCGAAAACGCCGGAAGTTCATCGGGGATGTCATCCTTCATTGCCACCATGATGAGGCGCTTTCTTTTTTGCGGAACACCTACATCTGTCGCTTCATACACCTTATGAACCATGTTGTATCCAATTTCACGAAATGCGTCTCTTATGGCATCTATGTAGAGAACATTGTCTTGCGTTTTTTTGGTTAAAAGACCCACGACGTTTTCGCCTATCGCATACTTGGGCTGAATACATTTCACAGAACGTACAAAATGACGGAACAGGTTATTTCTCTCATCTTCCGGATCCTTTTTACCAGCATGTGAGAATCCTTGACATGGAAATCCGGCAAATATGATATCAATTTCGCCTTTGTATTTCTGAAATGTTTCGTCTTTTATGGATCTAATGTCATCACCGATTAACTTTGAATCTGGGAAATTTTCTTCATGAGTCCTTTGGAATGGTTTCTTCCATTCGGAATAAATCACTACATCCACACCAGCTTGTTTCATGCCTAGGGTATCGCCTCCCATGCCTGAAAAAAGTGAAAGTCCTTTCATTTACTATTTAGTTTCATGAAATCTTTAACATATTCCACATAACCAAACTTGGCAATCTTTTTCATGTGGGACATCACCCACGCCATAGAAGTTCCCGAATGTAGTTCAAGCAAGTTCATGTGACCAAGCAGAGGTTTGGCTTCGTCTGTATACTGAAATCCCGTTTTATCATCATGTGACTTTAGGGCATCCCACGAATTAGATTTAAACATTGCCTGATAAACATCAAGCAAAAGCGTACGCGAATAATTGTCTGTGATGTGATCGAAACTCATATCTGATTGGTCAACGAGTTAATTCTTTAATACTTATAGATGGCTACAGACATCATCGCCGCTATAATAATTATAGGGTTTATGGTTTCCTGTATACGCTTCATATACATGGTAGTTGTCGACACGTGCATAGACAATCAAGTTGTTCCTTTATAATCATTATGCGAGAGTTTTTAGTTCTCGTCAAATGAGTATATTAGTTAGTTAGTTAGCAGTTTAGTTGCTAAACGCCAAGCCCCCCATGCCGCTCTGGATCCTGAGCACGTTGTAGTTCACGGCGAACATGTGCATGTTGGTGGTGCGGCTGGTATCAGACTTCTGCACAACCTCGACCTGCGCGTTATCGATTCTCGAGAAGTTGCAGGTTCCGGTGGGCTGGTGCTCCTCGGGCTTAAGGGCAAAGGAGTACGAGTAGACACCCGGGTAGGGGTTTCCGGAGTGGTGATAGTAGGGCTGCACCTGATTAAAGTATTTACCGCTCTGCTCCTTGAACCTATCCTGACCGTTGAGGATCAGCTTGAAGGTCGACAGAGGACCCACGGGACCGTCAGCCGTGACGGCACCGTCCTCACCAAGCCACGGATCTTCGTTTGCGGATCCACCGACAACCATCTTGGGGGCACCCGCCTCAGAAAGGCTGCAAGAATAAGCGATATTCGCCTGTTCGCTCGCGAGGTAGGTGGTCGTCACGTTGGCACCCAGATTGGAGGTGGTATCCCACATGTCGTTGTTGCTCCCGAGGGTACCAGTCCCGGAGAAGCACCAGACGAGCTCCTTGACGGGGTGGTTGTAGGACAGACGCACCTGCTTGGTCCCGGCGGCGGTCACGGTGTCCACACCAGTGTGCTGCACCTGCTCGATCAGGTACTCGTGACCCTTCTGGGCGAACCGGCGGCGCTCCTCGGTATCGAGGTACACGTAGTTACCCCACACCTTAACGGCGTTGGTATCGAAGTAGGTCGCGTAAGTGCTGTGCAGCGTAATGTCAAGGCGCACCTCGTGGTACTGGAGCGCGATGAGGGGCAGGTAGAGACCCGGGTTCCGGTTGAAGAAGAACACCATGGGCAGGAACACCTTACCGATATCGGCAGTGGTGTCCGTGGTAGAGGTCATCTTCCCGTACTGGAGCTTCTTGGCCTCATCGAGGTAAAGCTCCGAATACAGGCGCCACCACTTCTGGTAGTGCTTGTCGATGCGCTGGCCACCGATGGTCAGCTCGATATCGGACACGGCGCGCTCGGCGATCCAGTTGGCATCAGCCGCATCGTTGTCCGACTTAAGAGCCAGTGCCACACCAGGAGTCAGCTCCAGGTACATCTCACCAATGAGATCACCGTTGCGGGCAACCGTCACGGACAGACGCGCGGAGTTCGCGGCCGTACCGTTCACGACCTGCTCGATGTTCTCCATCGCGAAGTTTGTGTGGCGCTTGTACACCGCCTGAAAGAAGGTCACCTTAGGGCTACCGGTGAGGTAGACATCCTGGGCACCGTACGCTACGAGCTGCATAAGTCCTCCCGCCATAGTTCACTTTAGTAATAATAGGTAAGAAAAAAATTCATGACTTGTTTCACGCGTCAAAAAAACACATCCATCACCCTGACCCCCGCGCGCCTTATTAAGAAAGAAAAATTATACATGAAGATAAAAGATGACTGACGCGACGGTTATTTCCGAGTCCGGCGATACGACCGAGTCTGAGATCTCTGACTCGGAACTTCCTGACTTTTCTCAATTTATTGAGGATGACCAGGAAGATGTTGATCTAGGTGCCATCCTGGTAAATGCCCTGGAGACCATCGACGGGGACACCGTGTGTAGCGCCTTGGTGGGAATCCGCGACCAGATCGCCATCCATAACAAGATCCTCGTGAAAATTCTCAAGTCGCTTGGGGATTTAAAAAAATGAGACTCAAGTTATATAGACATGTCATCCGACACAAGGGATACCGTTCTTCGAATGGTAAACCACGTTCAGGACAAGACAATTAAGGAACTAGCAGCTCACATCACCG